TACTTTGTTTCTGCAGACAAATCAAGAGCTGGCATTATTACTCTGACATCTCTTTTGACATCTTCGTCAGGTATATTAGCTGCTTTTAAAGCTTCTTCACTTTCGTAAACAACCCCTGTTTTATTATTTGAAATTGTAGTTATTATTTCTTTTGGTATCAATGTTATCATTAGTCTATTTTCTCCTTTTTGATGTTTAAGTAGCTTATAGCTATGTCAAATGAATCTGTAGTACTTGCCTGTACTGTAAAAGCAGACCCTCCTTCTATTATTAATGGTTGAGTTAATAATTCTGTTGTAACATTAGCGGTAAGTGCTGCTGATTTAAGTGCTGTGATACTGTTATTAGTTACAGTCACACTAGGTGTACCGGCAGATGTAACAAGCAGTGATTTAATAATTATAGTTTCATTTACTAAAGGATTACCTGCTCCCAATGGAACCAAAGCATTACCTGTTGTATCATTATCTATGCCTTTAAATTTATATTGGTTTACTACTGCCATTATTCTAAAAAGAAACTCTTAGCTTCTATCTCCTGTTTTACTTCTTCTTGAAAAGAAGTATTTAATTTTAATATAACACTATCAAGATCCCGAACCAATGACTGTAGATTAATTTGAGTATATTCCTCAGCTGCTCTAGTTAGTGATTGTACAATTTTTGCCATTATAAAATACTTGCTAAGCCTCCGTTTTTAAACATAGCTCTACCACCGTTTGCTGCTGTAAAAGTTCCCGTTGTTGTAATAGACCCATCTTGTAATCCTTGAAATTCATATGGAGTTACTTTTGTTCCATCATTTAACATATTCATTTGGTTTAAGTATGAATTATAATCTTGTTTTTTAAAACCTCTCATCTTAGAAGCATCGAGATCTTTTTGTTGAACCTCAGTAAAATAATTATCTGTAGGTAAAGTATTAGTGTTGTAAGAAAGCCTATCTTCTTCCTCTGTAGTTTTTCTATTATCTAAATAATTTCTAAGTTTATTTATTCCAAAATTAAGAGCTATTCCAGGAACATTTAAATTTTTTAGATTATTTAAATAACTAAGTTCTGATCCAAGGTTCATGGCGTTATCTAATGTTGAAGGTTTTTCTATTTGATAATCTCTCATAGCTCTATCGTGATTTCGATCTTGTGTTGCAGTGCTATAATCATTAGTACCACTTTTACTCCCAGTGTCTGGTGCAGTCCCATAACCTCTACTAGTTCTCTCTGCTGCTTTTTCAGGAGCACCCATATCAGCTCCACCACCACCTTGTAGTCTTGCTCTGCCACCAAAGAAGTAATCCGTTCGACCTTTACCAGTTTTATTGCTTACAGGACCGCCGGTTATTGCATTAGTACCAAAGGTATCACCCGGGTTCGAATAAGATTTCTGACCTTGAGTGCCTAACCCAAAAGTACCATCACCACCGCCACTCATTGCATTAGATTCATTATTCATGTCAGCAATTAACTGATCCCTTCTTTCATCTAATTCAGTGTTATCGAAAGATATACCTTTTTTTGTATATTTTCTTTGTAATGTTTTATTAATTGTATCTATTCTTTTTTGATAAGCATCTTGTAATCCATACTTTGTTGGATCTCCAAACTTGCCGCCTGTTATTGTATTTAAAAAACCACCTGATACAGGATTATAATCTTTCATTAATCCACTTTGTATTGTACCATTGTTTACATCATAAAATTGATTCAAGTTTTTTTGTCTTGGGTCCATGTCTGGCATATACTGTCCAATACCTCTCATTATTGAACCACTAGTAGATTTATTTCCAAAAGGCAGGTAGTCCATAAAATTAAATTTATTACCGTCTTGTGTATTATCACTTTGATCAAGACCTGGTAAACCTAATTGAGTTATTTCTTGATCAGTATATTTTTCATACTCTGGATTATATTGTCTGTATTTAGCTATTAAATCTATAGTTTCTTGATCCATTATCTCATTCCTCCTGGTGCAATGTCTAATCTAAATGTACCTAGTTTCCAATTTTTTCCAGCACCTGTATTAGATACTTTTAATGCAATTGATCTAGCTCTAAGTCTAGTGCTTTTAAAATTTGTAGTTTCGGTCGATGTAAAATTTGTAGTTGTTGCAGCGGTATTAGGGTAGTTTCTTGTTGTAAAACTAACTTCAGTATCACCTGTCTGTTCTATAAAATCTGGTATAAACCTGCTTATTCTCATCATATATTCACCATCTCCTCTAAGATCAGGGGTCCCTACCGCTTGACCTGTATTACTTCTTTTCTGAGTAATATCAAAATCACCGGAAATAATGTTAGCATTAATAGCAGTAACGGCATTGCCGGCATTAACTTGATCGGTCCCTGTTTCATGTTGATAGTATATCGTACTTCCGTCAGTATTTCCAATAACATCGTATGAAGCATTATCCGTAGCATCAAAATAAGTAGCGTGAGGTTTGCTGTATACTGCTGAATCTTGCCAAGCTGTTCTAGCTAAACTGCCTATAGTCCAAATAGGTCTTTCTTTAGATGAATCTATATAATTATATGTAACTACTCTATCAACAACACTAGAACCCGCACTACAATAGAACCAGTTTATTTCTCCGAATAGGTTATTAATACCTGCATTAAATAAGTCTCTTGTTATTGAATTAAAACCAAGTCCAGGATCAACCGAGTAAACAAAATCTTCTACCAAACAAGGCATAGATTTTAAATTACCATCATATGAAAAGAAACCATTCTCTGACATCCAATAAGCTGAACCATCAACTTCAACAGCTGAATTTTTACCAATTAAACCACAGTTAGTCCCTGCTTGTTGAAAAGCAAAAGTAAAAGGGGCTCCTACAAATTGCATTAAAAATAATGAAGTATCAGTCCAGACATAGAGTGCGTCCCTACTTTTAATAGCTGACATAATTTTAGAACCTGCAGCAAGCCTTTGAGTACCTGCTGTATTTTCTGCTTTTACAGTATACTCATTAATATTTTCTTGATCAGAAAATCTTATAAACATATCGTCTTGTGTAGATTTATCCCCAATAGTTGTTTCAGTTCCAAAAAAAACTAAGTGCCTATCTGGAGTCGATACTGTCATATGACGTGATGCTGTTGGTGCACCTGAAATAATAGTTGCACGAGTATTTAAAGAACCTACAGTTGAGGCATCCCATTCAAAACATTCGCCATTATAGATAAGAGCAATTAATTTTGTACCAAAATTATCAAGAACCCATAAACCAGGGTTAAGTGTAAACTGTGTAGTCGATGAAGCTTCGCCCCATCCGTTGTAATCCGTAATATTTGTAACTGTTGCACCTGATGAGTGTGTTGTAGCTGTCGTACCGTTTACATTTCTAGCTCCACCACTTAAAGTATTTGTTCCTGTGTTATTTGCTGTGTAAGATATATCTTCAGTTCCTATTCTTATTGTCCCCGATGCCGGAAACGAGTTTGAACTAGCAAGAACAATGTTAGTTGTAGTTGTATCTGTTAATGCAGTAGCAAGAGTACTGGTTGCGGCTCCATTTACGGTACCACCAAATAAACCTGAACTCCAACCAAAACCACTTTGTTGTATCGATGGTCCTACGTTATAATAACAAAGAACAGAAGCAGAACCAGCATTAGTCACAGGCGTGCCAGCCTCGTTAGTGGCCATTGTAATTGTAAAAGTTGTGCTATTTGGTACAGAAGTTACCATAAATTTATTATCTTCAAATGTGGCGTTTGTAAAAGTAGACCCGGATAAACCAGAAACAGCATCAAATAATACTATATCATTATCCAACAAACCATGGTTAGACGAAACAGTTATTGTGACTCTTGTTGATCCTGCTGTACTTGTAAAATTTGCGCCAGTAATTGTAGTTCTTATAGGGTGGATATCATAGAATTCACCATCCGAAAAAACATAAAGGATTCTATTGGTGCCAATTGCAGAATATTTTATACCTACATTATCGTCCCAATTGTGTATAGCTCTTGCAACACCGGTTAGTTTTTCTGTACCTAATTGCTCCCAACCACCTATTTTTTCTGGTGAACCGTATCTAAAACGTACGTTATCTCCATCAAACCACTGACCTTCAGCGCCTGTTTCGGTAACTTGTTTATTGAATCCTGGAGCAAAACCTAATTTTTGTAGCATATAAAAACCTGTTGTATATAATATGTCCTATATATTAATTATGAGTGTAAAGGAAGCATTTTAATATACTGTATCATATCGTAGTTTAAATAGTCCTCTATTGCGTAACTAGATTTTTTAATAGACTCAGTGTTAATTCTATGTAGATTTGTTATATCTGTATCTTTATAGTATGTATTATGTATATTAAATTGCTCTAGTGTTTCAGGTTTTTTTACATCATAATTAATATATCTACTTAAGTCGTTTAAAAATACGTCAGTATTATTTACCAAATCTTTGTAATAAAATATCTTATAATCTTCTTTATTCTTAATTAAATTATTTATACTCCATAAATTTTTACCTATAACTCCTGTTTCAGGATCCATAATTTTAAATAAATATTCATTAATATTATTTTTAGTATATTTTTTATTATCTATTTGTAGCTTTGCAAAAGAAGCTAAACATTCTTCTAAAGGTCTAAGTAGTATTATAAATTTAGGTTTCTTAATTAATTTTTTAATTAAATTTAAATTAACAGGTGTTCCCCATGGTCCTCTATCTATTATCAATTCAGATTCCCAATCTTTATAATATTCAGTGAAGCAGGAGTTTATTACGTTATCTAAAGAACTGTGTTTTGGAAAATTTTTAAATATAGGTGTTTCTTTTAAGGAATGTAGTTGATGTATAATATCTAATAATATTGAATTAGGGCTTAATTTTATTTTTTTATTTTGATTTATAATTGAACCAAGCAAAGTATTCCCTGCTCTTGGAATAGAACATAAAAAAACTATATCCATTATTTGATCTCCTCTAATATTATTGGTGCCCAATGTTTAGCATCTTGAGTTATAACCTGACAATCAAATTTTTCAGGCTTTACAAACATCTTATTAGTATCATCAAAACGTCCCTCTTTTATTGTATTTACCCAAACTATATAATCTGCAGGAAATAAACTTCTTGCTTCAGGCGTTGGGCAAACAAAGTCTGCAA